ATACTGATACAAAAGGATTGAAGAGATCCAAAATGGACTCAATGAAGTCCGCTGTGAAGAAAGCATATAAGAAGGGTAAGGAAGCATATGACAGCCCATCTGGAAAGAGAGTCAGAAAGAAAGTAAAGCGTGGTCTTTATAGAATTGCTAAGAGAGTTTCTAATGTTGCAGATAGAGCAGCACAGAGACTAATGGATGTTGGTGAAGCAGTAACTCAAATGCCTGGAAGAGAAACAACTCCTCCATCTGGAACCACTGCTAAGCAAGATGATGTTCAAGTAAAGCAAAAAGATGAAGCTCTTAGAAAGCAAATGCTTGCTAAGAAAAAGCAAATGATGATGAAGCAACAAATGCTTGATCGTCAAAGACTGCAAGCACAGCAGCAGGGAAAACTTCCAATGGGTCAACATGAGGAAGTTGAACACCTAAGTGAGGATGAGTATCGCAGAATGCTCGCCAAAGAGCGTCAGGCAGAAAGAGAAAGTGAAAAGGAATTCAGAACCAAAGGTAAAGTTGGTGAAAAAAAGAGTGGACCAAAACTGAGTTCAACTAAGAGATCGGCAGTTGCTGGTAAAGATTATGCTGATAGTCAGATGGGAAGCATCAAAATCCATGATAAGGCATCCAAGGGTAAGCACACCATTGGAAGTCCTTTCTCTGAGGAAGTTGAGGATATTGAAGAAAAGGCACTGAGCAAAGCTCAACAGCGTTTCATGGGAATGGTTTATGCAACCAAGAAAGGTGACATGCCTGCTCCATCAGCAGCAGTTGCGAAAGCAGCAGCATCAATGACTGGTAAGGAAGCAAAGGACTTTGCAAAAACCAAGCACAAGGGTCTTCCCGAGAAGAAAGTTGCTAAGGAAGAAATTGAAATTGAAGAAGGTATGACCCTCAAAGACTTCAAAGCAAATCGTAGAAAGATCAAGCGTAGAGAAGCTTCTGCCGATGCCAAGAAGAGAGGTCATGTAGGTAAAGAATGGTATAACAGTGGTAGGACATATTCTCCCGATGAGGCGAAGAGTGGTCGTGCAAATATGCAAGATCATGAAAGAAGCACAAGACATCGTAGTGCTGTGGATCCTGAGGGTGAAGATAGTAACTACTCAGCAGATAAGACAAAGAATCCCAAGAAACTCCGTAAGCAAAAAGCAATGGGTGAAGATTTCGTAACTGAACTCAACCGTGCAGAGAAAGAGACTGGTATCAATACCAAAACTGGTAGACCAACTCAGAAGGGTGGTGCTAAGGATGACAAAGCATTTACTTCGGTTAAGAAAATGATTCGTGGAATGGAAGGCACCCCTGCTGGTCAACGTAAAAAAGAACCAGGCAAGAAACCACCCGTTGCTGGGCAGTATGGTGCTCCAAAGTCTCCTGCTCAAAAAGTAGCAATGCGTCGTGCTGCTGCTCAAAGATCACAAGATAATATGTCTTCAAGATATGATTGATGCTAAATAGCCGAGGATACTCTTCATAAGGAGGACATCATGGGCGCAGTAGTAGCGGTTGTAAAACCAATTCTTCTTCAAATTGCCTCGAATCCAGCAGTTAAAAAACTCGTTATTGAACTTCTTGAAAAGTATGTAAAGTCAACTGATAACTCGGTTGATGATGTAATTCTTGCTCTGGTTAAGGAAAATCTCTTTAAACCACAAGAATGATTACCTGCTTAGTAACTAACTGGGGAGTAACCATTGTTCTTGGTCTATTACTAACCACTTCCGAGTGGTTGGCAAAAACAAAAAGATTTGAGGAGAATGGATTACTTGATCTAACAACCCATTTTTTAAAGGTTGTTTTACGTAAGGAGACCAAAAAGTAAAGGTCTCCTTTTTTTATAAATATCTTATAGCAAATAAATTTTATCGGAAGGCAGACATGGCACTCTGGGGAAATAACGATTCCGTAGGATCATTAGGCACTGTAACTTTAACATATAGCACGGGACAAGTAGTTGGCTCTGGAACAAGTTTTGGTGCTGTTGGTGCTGCGGGAACTGGTGACGTAATTAGATTTGGTATCCGTGGTGATGGCGGAACGTATTTTGGCGACGCTGTTATTGTTGGTATCGCTTCTACAACTGTATGTACTATTGGTTCGACTGCTGGACTCAGCGGTGCCGCAATTGCCGCAACATCCTTCACCGTTAGCCAACTTCCAAAATACACAATTTTGGATTCTAAGTATAGCGAAGCATCATACGGAACTAGTGATAGTTTAGTATATGGTATTGGTAGAACGGATGTTTGGGCAGGTTCTGCAACAAGCTATCGTCTCGATGGTGAAGGTTGGGTAGGTGTTACAACTTATGTTGATAGCAGTGGAGCACTTCGCGTCAAGAAAGAAATCTTGGTTGCAATGTCTGGAATTAGCACTGGCGACAGCATTCACTATCCAACACCAGAATAATATTTGATAAGTAAAAGATGTTATGAATTTTAATGAGTTGAATGAAAAAAACTTTTTAATTTTTGCCATTCAAAATTACAACAATCCTCAGGCTGTATCAAAGGACGACTTTGATAGAGACATGAATCATTTTAAATATGTTAAAAGATTGATAAAAAAATATAAAAAAACTGGGGAGTTGAAGACACATCTTTTACTTAACCACTTTATTATCATCTATAACATTTTTGGTGAAGCAGCAACACCGATGTTTTTTTATAAAATCGAACCAGAACTTTGGGATACTGTAAAAACTTTTATTTTGTTCTTGAACAGAATACCTGAGTATCCTAAGAGAACTGGTTTGCATGACATCCAAGTTGACCTTAATTGTTTATCTGAACTGCAAAAAATCTACCATGGAAAAGGACAAAATTGATAGAGTCATAGATGCATTTAGAAGTGCATTGTATCAAGAGTTTTCTGTTTCCGAGGAGGGAATTGCTAATGTTGCCTCAGGTGGGCAAATTGCTGGTCTTCCCCCAGATCAACCTCCTGTTAAGTTGGATGGTAGAAAAAAGTATGTTAAAAAATATCTTGACCAGTTGATGAAGAACCGCAAAAAAAGGGAAGATAAGAAATCCATGCGTAAAGTGATGGACTTTAACCCCTATTTCGGAAATGGAAGACAGTAGAAACGAAATAAAGGTAGCTGTTTTGGAACAAAGAGTCGAAGATTTTTCAGCAGTTTTATCAAAGTTAGACGCTGCTATTGAAAAATTAAGTGAGGTAAATAGTAATGTGTCTAGGATGCTTGCCGTCCATGAAGAGAGAATCTCAAAACAAGAGGAAATTGACTCAATACTCTTTGATAAAATTGACAAACTCCGTGATAAAATGGACATCGATCACAACTTGGTCACTTCAAGAATACAATTGCTTGAAAGAAAGTTGTGGGCTGCCATCGCAGCACTTGGAATAATAGTTGTTAGCACTAACCCAGGTGCAATAAGAATTCTTAAACCATTGATAACGAGCGACTCTGGTGCTATACTGAGACCAGTAGCGACTCTTGTGAATGGATCAAATTGATAACAAATATATCGGACTTCTATCATCAAGACTTGCAAAGTTCAAAAGAGTTAAAGCAAATCTCTACAATTTTCGTTGCCCAATTTGTGGGGATTCTCAAAGAAATAGAAACAAAGCAAGAGGATATTTCTACGTAGTTAAAAACAATACCAACTTCAAATGCCACAACTGTGGTATTTCTTTATCATTTAATAATTTCCTAAAACAAACTGATAGTGAGTTGCATAAGCAGTTCACCTTAGAGAAATTCAAAAATGGTTTCACGGGTAAAAACTTTACTACGGATACTCCTTCTATTGTGGAAGAAGTCGCGAAGGATTCAGTACCAAAGTTTGAAAAAGATCCAATCAAGGAACTTCTCCCAAGAGCATCTGATATACAAAGATCAAGAGACTACTTGGTTAAAAGAAAGATTGATCCTTCCAAGTTCTACTACGCAGAGAGATTTAAGGAGTTTGTAAATCAAATTAAATTTTCATTCTCCGACACGAGTTGGGATGATGAAAGAATTATCATACCTTTGTATAGAAACAAACAATTGATAGGATTGCAAGGAAGATCACTTGGACCATCTTCCAATAAATATATCACCATTATGCTCAGTGAGGATGAACCAAAAATTTATGGACTCGACCAAATCGACAAAGAACTTCCAGTCTTCATCACGGAAGGACCGTTTGACTCAACATTCATTCGCAACGCGATTGCTATGTGCGGAGCTGACCTTGATATTAGTAACTGGGGGATTAGCGATCCTGTTTGGATCTACGATAACGAACCACGAAATGCAGAAATTCACTCCCGAATATCCAATGTTATATCAAGAGGAGAAAGAGTCGTCATCTGGCCATCTGGTATAAGGGAAAAGGATATTAATGATATGATTCTCTCTGGACTTGATGTTCAGTCTGTGATAGAATCAAACATATACTCTGGATTAGAAGCAAAACTTAAATTTACTACTTGGAAGAAAATATGAGTAACGGAATCAAAGTCACAAAGAGAGATGGGCGAGTCGAGTCTCTTGACCTGGAAAAGATGCACAAGATGGTTGAGGAGGCATGTAAGGGTCTCTCAGGTGTTTCTTCTTCGCAGGTTGAGATTAACTCGGGTATTCAATTTTATGATGGTATTACGACTGATAAAATTCAAGAGATCCTGATTAGAAGTGCAAGTGATCTCATTGATCTTGATCATCCCAATTATCAGTTTGTTGCTGCAAGACTTCTTCTGTTCTCTCTGAGAAAAAGTCTTTATGGAAAAATGTGGGAGTTCCCAGATCTCAAATCTCACATTGTAAATTGTGTACACCAAAAAGTGTATGACTCTGACATTTTCAACAAGTATTCCTTGGAAGAAATTGAAAAGGTAAACACTTACGTCGATCATGATCGAGATTTTATGTTCACTTTTGCTGGTCTACGTCAAGTAGTTGATAAGTATCTCGTACAAGATAGAAGTACTGGTAGGTTGTATGAAACTCCCCAGTTCATGTACATTATGATTGCTTTGACTATTTTTAGAGATTATCCAAAAGAAACCCGTCTTTCCTATGTAAAGAGGTACTATGACGCAATCTCAAAGCACAAACTCAACATCCCAACGCCGATCATGGCAGGAGTGCGAACGCCACTTAGACAATTCGCTAGCTGTGTCCTTGTTGATGTTGATGACACCCTCGATAGTATCTTTACTAGCGATATGGCTATTGGCAGGTATGTTGCACAAAGGGCGGGCATCGGTATCAACGCGGGTCGCATCCGTGGCATCAACAGTAAAATCAGAGGCGGAGAAGTTCAGCACACGGGTGTTATCCCTTTCCTCAAAAAGTTTGAGAGCACTGTCCGATGCTGCACTCAAAATGGCATCAGAGGTGGATCAGCGACTGTCCACTTCCCAATCTGGCACCAAGAAATAGAGGACATTATTGTTCTTAAAAACAATAAAGGAACCGAAGATAATCGTGTTCGTAAATTAGACTACTCTATTCAAATTAGTAAACTCTTTTATGAAAGATTCATTCAAGATGGTGAGATCACGCTTTTCTCCCCACATGATGTACCTGGACTTTATGATTCTTTCGGACTCGATAGTTTTGATGATCTCTATGCTTCATATGAAAAAGATCCGACCATTCCGAAAAAGACTATTAAAGCGCAAGAACTCATTCTCAACCTACTTAAAGAAAGGGCTGAAACAGGTCGCATCTATTTGATGAACATCGACCATTGCAATTCCCACTCTTCATTCAAAGATAAGGTTGAGATGAGCAATCTATGTCAAGAGATTACTCTACCAACTTATCCTTTACAGCATATTGATGATGAGTTTGGAGAAATTGCTCTTTGTATTCTATCTGCCGTTAACGTAGGTAAAATTAAATCCGATGAAGAGTTGGAAAATCTATGTGATCTTTCCGTTCGTGGATTAGACGAGTTGATTGATTACCAAGAATATCCAGTCAAAGCTGCTGAGATTTGCACAAAGGCACGTAGATCGCTTGGAATCGGTTTTATCGGTCTTGCACACTACCTTGCCAAACTTGGGTACAAGTATGACTCACAGGAGGCGTGGGACGCTGTTCATGGACTCTCTGAATCCTTCCAGTATTATCTCCTGAAAGCATCCAATCAACTTGCTAAGGAGAAAGGATTCTGCGAATACTTTGGTCGCACTAAGTATGCAGATGGTATTCTGCCAATTGATACATACAAGAGTGATGTTGACGAAATTAGTAGTCAGGAGCTACAACATGATTGGGAGGGTCTACGTACCGAAATCAAGATACATGGTCTGCGACACAGCACTCTGTCCGCACAAATGCCTTCGGAGAGCAGTTCCGTTGTGTCAAATGCAACAAACGGAATCGAACCACCTCGCGACTACTTGTCCATTAAGAAGTCAAAGAAGGGACCACTCAAACAAGTTGTTCCCCAATATACGACTCTTAAAAATGATTATACGCTCCTTTGGGATATGGAGTCTAATCGTGGTTATATTAATGTTGTTGCTGTGATGCAAAAGTTCTTTGACCAAGCAATTTCAGGCAACTGGTCTTATAATCCACAAAACTATCCAGACAATGAAGTTCCAGTGTCTGTGATGGCAAATGACTTTTTAACTACATACAAGTACGGATGGAAGACATCCTATTATCAGAATACTCATGATATGAAGACTGATGAAATTGAGGTAGTTGAAACAAAATCAAAACTTGATGCACTTATTGAAGAACTATCACAAGTAGAGGAGGGAGAGTGTGAATCCTGTGCAGTTTAAAGTATCGCTAGATGATCATTCCACAACAAATAGTGTGAGTGGAATGACAGTCTTTAACACCGAAAAGCATGACTATAAAAAACAACCCATGTTTTTTGGAAAACCATTAGGTATTCAAAGATATGATTCATTCAAATATCCTATCTTTGAAAAACTTACAACTCAACAATTAGGATACTTTTGGAGACCAGAGGAAGTCTCCTTACAAAAAGATCGGGGAGACTATCAAACACTTCGCCCAGAACAAAAACACATCTATACTTCAAACCTGAAATATCAGATCATGCTTGATTCTGTTCAAGGTAGAGGACCAAGTATGGCTTTCATGCCATATTGCTCTCTACCAGAATTGGAAGCATGTATGGAAGTGTGGGGTTTTATGGAGATGATTCATAGTCGCTCATACACTTACATCATTAAGAATGTATATTCAGATCCTAGTGAAGTATTAGATAAAATTATCACAGACGAGAGGATTCTAGAACGTGCTTCTAGTGTCACAGAATCCTATGATGATTTTATTCGTTCTGCTCAATCGTATGGGAATACTGAGGAATGGCTTTATGCCCAGCAGGGTGCAGGCACATTCAAAGAGCAGAGATATGAACTCAAACGTAAACTCTATCGAGCAATTGCAAATGTTAACATCCTGGAAGGGATTCGTTTCTATGTGTCTTTTGCTTGTTCTTTTGCTTTCGGTGAGCTCAAACTCATGGAGGGGTCAGCGAAAATCATATCGCTCATTGCAAGAGACGAAAATCAGCATCTTGCAATCACTCAAAATATCCTGAATAAGTGGAAGCAGGGTGATGATCCAGACATGAAGAAGATCTGTCAGGAAGAAGAAGAGTGGACTTATGCTATGTTTGATCGTGCAGTCAATGAAGAGAAGCGTTGGGCAGAGTATCTGTTCAAAGATGGATCGATGATTGGTTTGAATGACAAACTTCTGCAACAATACGTTGAATGGGTTGCCAATCGTAGACTTAAAGCGATTGGAATGAAACCAGTGTATGATATTTCGGCAAATAATAATCCATTACCTTGGACCCAACATTGGATCTCGTCCAAGGGGCTACAAGTTGCTCCTCAGGAGACTGAGGTAGAGTCTTATGTTGTTGGTGGAATTAAACAAGATGTTACCAAAAATACTTTCGCAGGATTCCAACTATGATGAATGGTGTGAACAGGAAATCCTGAACGCATACCAAGAAGCAGCGGAGTCCGATGAGTTTCTATTTGGAGACTACGATTATCAGAAAGAGTGGATGAGCAATCCAGAGTGACTCGAAAGACCCTCTCACCGTGCCCCAGGAGCGCCTCTAAGGTGCCTCTGGGGTTTTTTAGTGCCATTGCCCGACCGTCTTGACAGACCCTCGGATTTTGATTAGAATATCTTTGTTAAGGATGATAGGATAAATATAGCTAAGTATTTAAAGATGACTTAGTGATGAGTTCCTATGAGAATCCGTGGTTGTATAATAACCAATGTTTTGAGTCTGATGATATTGGGGACCACTTTGGTTTTGTTTATCTCATTACCAATAAGTCCAACAAACGACAGTACATTGGTAGAAAGTATTTTTGGTCGTTCAGAAAACCAAAGGGAAAGACTAGAAAAGTAAAACAAGAATCTGACTGGAAGAAGTATTATGGTTCTTGTCCAGAATTAAAGGAAGATATTAAAAAGTTTGGAAAAGAGAACTTCTCACGGGAAATTTTGTCTTTGCATGAGACAATTGGAAAGACTAATTTTGAAGAAACAAGAATGCTCTTTATGTGCAATGTTTTAACTGAATCTCTTGATAATAACCTTCCTGCTTTTTATAATAGTAATATCCTTGGGAGGTACTATCGGAAGGATTATTTTGATAAATAAAGTGTTTGTTACTTATCAAAAATATGGCAGCCGACCTTCACAATTTTTTTAAATATTATGATGACAATAACAAGCAGCATGTTGCTGCTGTTCAGTGGTTAGAAGATAATCTTCCAAAAGAAATCTTGGATGATAATGCTCAATGGATTAAGATATTCAGAGAGAAGCCAAAGTCATCTGTTCTCAACGTTCCATATTTCCCACAGACTGACAATTACAGAGATGGTGAGAGAACATGTAACTCATCTTCCTGTGCCATGTGCTTAGAGTACTTTAAGCCTGGAACTCTTCAAGGTGCAAAGGGTGATGATGCTTATGTTCAAAAGGTCTTTGCAGTTGGTGATACGACGGATCACAGCGTCCAGACGAAGGTTCTGGCGGGTTATGGAATCAAGTCCTCTTTCTCCTACAATCTATCCTTTGCTGATCTTGACAAGCAGCTTGCTGCTGGTAGACCCGTTGTTATCGGTATTCTCCACCGTGGTCCTCTTAGTGCTCCTAAGGGCGGTCACATGTGTGTAGTCATCGGTAAGAAGGGTGAAGACTATGTTGTTAATGATCCATACGGTTCTCTCAACGATGGTTATTCATCCAGCGTTATGAACGGTAAGGGTGCTGTCTACAAGAAGTCAGAACTCAAAGCACGTTGGTGTCCAGCTGGTAACGATGGTTGGGGACGCATCTTCGAGGCTAATCCACCTAAGTGAAGAAACTGTTATAATAAATACCTAGAACGTTGATCGTTGAATACAACTGGTCTGGGTTAATATAAAATAAAGTCCTCTGGACTTTGCGATTACTTTACTTTTCATACTTCGGTTTGTTTCGTTTAGTACACACAAAGTACAGAGGATTTTTTATGTCTCACGCTACAAAGGCGCTGGCAGCTGCGTCAGCTTTATTAATGGGAAGTAGTGCAATTGCAGCACCCCTTACCCTAGAAGGAAACTACGTCAAGATTGGAGTTAATGACGCTGGAACCGTTGGTTCT